ACTATCCTCTCGCGAGGGTAGAAGATAGAACTTCCACGCTTTCTGGGCGAGGCGGTCTGACAGACCTCCTCTTCCTAAAAGCAGGAAGAACTCCTGCAACAAGCCCCGGGAAACCAAAGTGTGTGTTCGTGACAACCAGCGCGCCTCGACTTCTCTAAACCAGGTGGCCACTTCATAATAGGAGATGTGGCGGATCGCTGCCGTCGGCAGCTTATCCTTCCACAAATCTTTCTTAATGAAGCGGATCGCCTCGAAAAGAGAGCCGAGGGGGGCACCGGTTATTTCCTCACCAAAGTGAATCCATCTCTTAGCGAATTCGTACGTGTTGTTAGACACATGCGTCTTCGTTTCAGAGACTTTCACTCCTAACTCATCAAGAATCGTCATGTAGTTCTTAGCGATGTGTTCGTTTGACAAAACGATATCATCACCAAGAAGCACATACTTATCCCACGCGATGGGATAGCCGGCCCGTTTGGCGCTAAGCCGAACGATCGCATGATGCGTAATCGCGAATGTAGTCCAGGAACTGTATGCCCCCATTGGTTGCCCGGCTCCGTAGCGTACAGAGCCAGCTCCCTTTGGAAGCAGAAAGTCCCGGTTACACAGCAATTCGTACCATGCAGCCGCGTACTCAGGTGACACGAGAACAGCTAAAATCGCTCTCTGTAGGGTTACAGGGAGTCGATCTGTTGCTGAACTCAAATCACAAGAGTAGTATGGCCCTTGACGAGGTAGTTTGCTTCGGAAGCTACCTTGATTAAAGGTACAATCAGGTTTAAGGCTCCTCAAAAGCGCAAACTGCGCTTTGTGAAGAGGCTCAAAACAGGATTGTGTCCAATAATCAAGAATAGCCACTATTCGACATTTGGCCTCCTTATCCTTGATGTAAGACAATCTTGACTGAACCCCCCTGGGTTTAAACTTGAGAGTTTCACACCAAGCATTTGGGTCCACACGTTGGATGGTTGCAATCGTTTCGACTAACTTATCCCCTCCACATATCCGCAAGTTGTCAATTTGCGACTGTGTAAGGAGATGAGCGTCCTCGATTGATCCGATTAAAGCTTGAGCATTGGGACCAGATTTGGTTGTAACATGAGGACGTTCCCACTCGGGAACGTTTAACTTCCAACCCAGATCCTTCACAATAGCTGTGAGCTCCGCCTCTAACAGAGGACTAAAAGGAGCAGCAGGTAAAGTGATAGGATCCAGGTCGGGAGCCTTCGACCCTTCTATGAGTCGTACTAACCCAAGCAAGGTTAGGCCGAGACGTAGATTGGGGCGAAGCATGCTACGGAATAACTCGACGAAGGGGAGCACCGCAGCGTGCGGTAAACCATCTTCATCGAGGGAAACCCCAAATCCAGGCGACTCCTTTAGAGGTTGGGAACACATGTATCGCGTACACGCTAGTCGGATTGCTTTGATCCAACCAACCGTGTCCACGGGTCCACGTGTTTCCGCTCTCTTTAGGATGAGCCTAGTCCATTGTTCGACTATCCCTTTGTCGACGTTAACTCTTAAGTATGTCCTATCAAGGAATCGTATTACGATCCTTGCAAGATTTAACTTAAGTTTTAACATTGGCATTGGTTTTTGTTTGTTGGGAGATGTACCGGATCATCTTTGGGGATGAATCACCGGAGCCATTGCCTAACTAGGACCGACCCCCCCTGTCCCTCACGGGAGCAGGAAGGTCGAAGCCAAAGTAGGTAATCGTTGGTGACCAGGAGTCCCTAAGAGGTTAGGAATCCCTCCCAGAAGCAGCCAAGCGGGCTATCCTGCATTCAGTTTTAGCTGATATGTAGCAAGTAGTGCGCCCAACTGCCTCAAAAGAGAGACCCCCTTCCTCAGGACCCCTGATCATGTCCCGACCACACACTTCGGATTATCGCC